CAGCAACGCCGTGGTTCCTTGGCACGCCAAGGCCCGATGGCCACTGGGGTGACGCCCCTGCCGGCGAAATGACAAGGACCGACCCAGATATTCACTTCTGGCGTCAGTTCAAGGCCGCTGGCAACACGCTCGGCATTGCGCCGCAGGTGGCGATTGGCCACGCCGAACTCAAGTTCACCTGGCCGGGCCGGGATCTCAAGCCCGTCTATCAATCGCCATCGGACTACTGGAACAAGGGTGGCCGCAGGCCGCCCGAGGCGTGGGGCAGCATTGAGCACGGGGAGATGAACGCATGAGAGATGACCAAGCCCGGATTCGGTTCGTGCGGCCCTACCAAGCGTACAGGCGCGGTGACGTGATCGTGATGGACAAGGGGCCAGCCAAGAGCCTTGTGCTGCACGGGTACGCAGTTCAGCACGCTGAGGAACTGCCGCTGCTCGAGGTGGCGACCGTTGAGCACCGCGACGTGGAAACTGCCGACGCACCGCGTAGGAGAAAGCGCCGATGAGGTACCGAAGTCTTGTACGGTACGAGCTCGGTGCTGAGCCTGTGACGCTGGCCGAGGCGAAGCTACACCTACGCATCGACAATACCGACGATGACGATCTGATTTCCGCCCTGATCACGACGGCCCGCAAGTGGGCAGAGGACTACTGCGACAGGACTTTCGTGGAGTCCACGTACACGATGATGCTGGATTCGTTCTACGGGGCTATCGGTTCGCCGGTGCAGTTTGGCTTGAAAGCCGATGGAAACAACATTGAAGGCCGCCAGGGCGTAGTGCCACAGCTGGACATTGAGCTACCACGCCCCCCGGCTTCTTCAACCTTTGATGGTGCTTCTTTTCCGGTAACGATTCGCTACAAGCCCACGGCCGGATCGTCGCTCACGTCGCTGTCATCGTCCCTTTTTCGCGTGGATTACGACGCTACGCCAGGCGTCGCTCGTCCGCTCTACGGCCAAACGTGGCCCTCTCACCTCGTGGATCAAAACGCCGTTGAGGTGAAATGGGCGGCTGGGCCCACGTCGTATTGGACGAATAGCGGCGACGGCGTGCGATCGGCAACGCAAAACATGGCCGCTGTGGCCGCTGCAATCAAGATGGTTGTTTCGCATCTGTGGAGCAACCGCGATGCGTCCACCGAAACGGCGCTCTCTGAGGTGCCGTTTGGCGTCAAGGCGATGCTCGACACCCTGCGGTGGGGTAGCTACCGATGACGCTTCGCGCCGGTGACATGTGGACTCGCGTGACGATTCAGCAGGCCACCACCACGAAAAACGAGGTGGGTGAGCCAACGCTGACGTGGAGCACGTTTTCCACCGTGTGGGCGTCTGTCGAATCGCTGTCTGCCCGCGAGACTGAACGCTTTGCCGAGACGGTGGGCTTTATGACGCACCGCGTGAAGATCCGCTACCTAGACGGGCTCACGTCCGCCATGCGGATTGTGTACCGCAACCGCACGCTAGAGATCGGGCAGGTGCTGGAGCGGGACAGGCTGTGGCATCAGGAAATCATCTGCACGGAGAAGCGTGATTCATGAGCCTTCCCGAAGCCCCAGAAGCGTTTCTGTACGCCCGCCTGACGAGCCAGACAGCCGTTTCTGCGCTCATCGGCTCGCGGGTGTACCCGCTCATTGCCCCGCAGGGCACGCCCCTGCCGCTTGTCGTGTACCAGCGGACTGCGGTGGATCGCCCCCAGTCGCTCGCCGGCAATGTCGGCAATCCCGTGGTGACGCTGCAGCTGACCAGCTACGGCACGTCGTACACGTCCGTGAAGTCCATTGCTCGAGCGGTACGCCTGGCGGTGGACGGGTGGACGGGCACGACTGCCGGCGTGACGATCCAGCGGAGCACGCTGCAGAGCGAGGCTGACGGCGTGGACTTGCCAGCCGATGACCAGATGCTGCCGTACTACTCGGTGCAGCAGTCGTTTGAGTTTCGCATCAATGAGGCGACGTAATGGCCCGCCAAGTCACGTTCAAGATCAACACGACTCAGAAGGATGCCCGCTGGCTCAAAGAAAAGGCGTTGGCTGACGCCTTCCAAGTTGAGCCGTCTGAGGTGGTGGAAGCCGTAGAGCACGCACTGCAGCCTGCCCTGTGGGCTCTTCGCAAGAACGTCTCAACGGTCAAGGCTCGCACTGGCAGGCTTCGTGCATCGCCTGGAACTGTGGTGCGGAAATATGGTGGCAAGTCCAGGCTCACGGTTGTGGGACTTGTTGGCTACAAGTCAGGCGTGGCCCCGCACAGTCCGTACCTAGAACTTGGCACGCCCCCCCGCGCAGGCCGTGGGAAAGTTGTGGCCCGCCGGTTTGCGTGGCTGGCCTACTACCAGAACAAGGCGGCCATGAAGGCAACACTTCAAGCCAACCTTGAAGCCGTCATGCAGAATGCCATAGACGGCGTGGAGTAACTGCAAGGGTTGCCCCGTTGTGGCCTAGTTTGTGAGTAGGGCTTTGCCGCCCATAACTCACTAGGAGAGGCCAGATGGCGACTGATTCGCAGGGCTCCACGTTCGTGTTTGCTGGCACCACGTACACCGCCACCAGCGTAACCGTCACGCCTGGCGGCGACCTTCTTGATCAGTCGCACCTCGGGCAGGCCAGCGGTGCCAATCGCATCTATCAGGCTCCCGCCCTCAGGGACAACGAAATCTCTGTTGAGGCGCTTGGCACGGCCATCGTGGCAATCGGCCAAAGCGGCTCTCTCTCATTCGCGTCGGTGACGTACACGGCCACCGTGTCGAGCTCAAGCGTGGCCTACAGCGTGGGCGAGCTCGTCAAGCAGTCGCTTTCGTTTAAAGTCGCGTAACGACGGGAGGCCGTCGTGGCGTTTGTCTCGCAAGGCACGACCGTCACCTGGAGAGGAACTGCGCTCTCTGAGGTGGTTTCTGTCTCGGTTGATGGCGTGTCTTCGGACGTTGTCGAGGTAACGTCCAAGTCCTATCAAGGGCGAGACAAGCGATTTCGAGCCGCAGACGGCGACTATGGCACCATCACCGTGCGATGCCGTGGCACGGCGGCAATGAATACGTCGTACGTCACGACCACCGGCGCTCTTTCAATCACAGCCCCTAGTGCGTCGTTCTCATCCAGCAGGGCAATTCTTCAGTCGCTTGCGTGGAATGCTAGCGTTGGTGAGCTGCAGGAGTGGACCGCAGTATTCAAGATTACGGAGTAGCCATGCCATCGTTGACCAAAGACCAGATTCTTGCTGCTGACGATCTGGGAATGCTAAGGCTGACCGTCCCCGAGTGGGGCGGTGACGTGTACATCCGCGTGATGAGCGTGGGCGAGCGAGACGCCTACGAAAACGAGTGGATGCGTAAGAAAGAAACGGGCGTAGATGACTTCCGCTCCAAGTTTCTGGTGCGGTGCCTTGTAGACGAAAAGGGCAACCGACTCTTCGACAACGGCGACGTGGCCCGCCTGGCGTCTAAGTCTGCTCGAGTAGTCAATCGCGTCTGGCAGGCCGCCATGGAGCACAACAACCTTTCCGATGAGTCGATTGAGGAACTGGCAAAAAACTGAGAGCCCGGCCAGACCGGGCCTTCCTGTTTCGTTTGGCGTTAGCGACTGGCTGGACGTGGGAATACATCAACGCAATGCCGGTGACGTTGCTGCGTGAGTGGATGGCGTTTGATAGGTACGTGGAACCATTTGGAAGAGAGTGGGAACAGACAGGAACACTTGCGGCGTTGACGATTGCCCCGCACGTCAAAGGCAGGACACCAAAACCCGAAGACTTCATGCCGATTCGTCGGCCGCCGATGACAGGTGCCGAGATTGCCGCAGAGCTTGGAAAGCTAAGACCGCAACCCCATGGCCAAACTTGACTTAGCATTTCAGCTGAGCGCAAACGCCGATGGCGTAGCAGCTGGCGTTGCGCAGGCAGACCGCGAGCTGTCCAAGGTTGGCGCCAGTGCTAAGGCCACGGCCGCTGAGTTTCGCCAGGCCGCGAAAATCACGGCGGAACTGCGCACGCCCACCGAAAAGTACGCCGACACGATCGGCAGGCTCGACGCGATGATGCAGAAAGGCATCCTGTCGCAAGAAGTCTACGGCAGGGCAGTTGCCAAGGCCGACGCAGAACTCAAGGCGGCCACCTCGAGTGCCGACGATATGGCCCGAGCTGCCAGCGTCACTGAGCGAGTCGTGAACGGGCTCAGCGGCGCGATTGCTGGAATCGGTGACGCCACCAAAAGCGTGGCGGATGCGGGCGTTAGCGTTATCGCGTTCGGCAAAGACATTGCCTACACCTACGTCCAGTGGAAACTGTTCAGTGCCATCCGCAATCCAGCAGGGTTGAAGGACTTTGCCATCGGTGCTCTTAAGGGTGCCATGGCCGCCCGCACGATGATTTTGGCCGCCAAGGCTCTTGGCATCGGGCTGGCCCTCGGCGGCGGTGCCGCAGGCACTGCCGCAGCTGCTGTGCTCGGGCTGAGCAACCCGCTCATCGGCGGTGCATTGCTTGCGGTGAATCTTGGCAAGGCGTTCTTGAATGCCAAAGACCGGGCCTTTGAGATGGCCGCAGGAATCACTGCCGGAACCGTCGCGCTTGAACAGCTAAACGCAGAGCTTGGCCAAGTGCAGGCCCAGCAGGTGGACAACCTTGCCTTTGCGATGGAAGAGGCGACTGCTGCCGGCGAGCGTTCCGAGAGTGCTTTTGCCGGGCTGGCCGACGTGTTCGTGACGCCTTTTGTTGGTGCGTTCGCTGCGATTCAGTCTGGGCTTGCTGGCTTCACGGACGGCATCAGCGGCGTGGTTGAGGGCGTCACGTCGATTCTGTCGCCAATCGCTCAAGTAATCGCCCCAGTATTCACGCTCATCGGCACGCTCGTGGAAGGCGTCCTGAAGTTTGTGGGCGTTATGGCTGAAGCCCTTGGCGTCGTGCTGAAAGTTGCCGGGGCTGTTGTCCACACCTTCCTGTCGCCGTTCATTGTCGGGCTCACAAACGTCGTGGAGGCCATCCGCAGCGGCATGAATGCGGCGTTTGGCTACATCGGGGAACAGATTGACTGGGCGAGCCAGAAGATCAAAGACTTCTACGCCTTCATGTCAAAAGTGCCAATCATTGGCCGGGCGTTTGCAAGCGGCGAAAGTCCTGCCGCCGGTGCGGCGGCCAATGCCGCAGAGGCACAAGGGCCGTCTGAAGCCAAAGACACGCTTGATGCAGATTTGAAGATTTACAACGCCAGGCTGGCCAATCAGCAGGCGATTGCTGACGCAGACAAAAAAGCTGCTCAAGAACGCATCGACATGGAGCAGCAAATCTTTGAGGCGCAGAGAGCCAATGAAGAATCAATAGCTGCCGCCCGCAAAAAGGAAGAGCAAGAAAAGTTTGATTTTGAAATGCAAATGTTTGCTGCTCAACGAGAAAACGAGCAGAAGCTGATTGAAGCAGACCGGAAACGGGCAGAGGACGCCGCTAAGGTTGACGAGAAGATGGCCGCCAAGCAGGAAGACATCGACAAGGTAGTTGCCGAGCGTCAAGCCGCCCTCGGCGGCAAGTCCAACGAAGCCTTGAAAGCCAACGACGTTCGCTCTAGCGAGGGCATGGCCCAGTTCTTGGCCCTGGCTACCGGCCGCGAAGATCCCGCCATTGCTGAGTACCGCAAGCAGACTCAGAAGCTTGACGAGATCCGTGCTGAGCTTCGGGCCTTGCAGCAGGAAAAGGTAGACATCCTGGGGGCTGCTGCCTAATGGCCGCTACTTCATTCACCGAGCTCGCAACCGTCGCCGCTTCGCGGAAGTTTGGCGAGCCGCCCGTATTTCAGCGCAAGTTCGTCGTTGAGGTGGATGACCCAACGACGAAGCAGACGGACATTGCCAACTACCCTGGCGTGGTGTTCTTGCAGGCTCACCCGGAAGCGTCGTACTGCAAGGCGATGAATGTCAGCGTAGCCAACTACAACGGCTCACGCTGGCACTACGAGGTGACGTGGGACTACGAACTGCCGAAGCAGGCGAACGTAGACCCCAGCCCGCTGTCTCGAGCAGACATCTGGAAGTGGAGCACCGGCGGCCTGCAAGTGCCGGCGCTCTATTACTACGAGGGCGACACGCTCGCACCGCTTCAGAACTCTGCCAACGATTTTTTTGAGGGGGCCACCACCGACATCAGCACGTTGCAGGCGTCCATTAGCGGCAACCGTGCCACGTTTGACTACGGGCTGGCCACGACGGTGACGAACTCAGTGAACTCGTCTGCCTACCTTGGCGGGGCTGCCTATACGTGGAAGTGCAGCGGCATTGCGGCCAACCCGGCCGTCGAGGTGGTGAATGAAGTCGAGATCCGCTACTGGCAAGTCGAGGTGACGCTTGAGTACCGCCCTGACGGGTGGCCGCTGCAGTTGCCAAACGTGGGGTGGAACTACCTGAGTGGCGGCACGAAAAAGCGAGTCACTGTCGATTATGACCCAGGCAGCGGGCAGCCAATCGAAAAGGTTCCAGCCAGCAATCCGCAGCCGCTCACGACGGGTGGTGCCATTTCCACGGGTGCCCCAACCGTGCTCGTCCGCCGCGTCCACAAAGCCGTCGATTTCCGGTCGTATTTCGGCACACCCACACAGCAGTAGGAGCATCCATGCCTGATCTCAACTGGAACATCAACGCACAGCTGTCCAAGGGCTCGCTCAATCAGGCTTTGGTGGCGTCTGGCGTCACTGCTGACTGCAGTGCCAGCGGCATCAACACGATGACGTTGACGCCTGGCACGAACGCTGCCGGCACTGTGGCGATCACGACGGCCACGATGAGCAGCGTGGGCCTGTTCTTCGCCCGCAACCTGTCCACGGTGACGACAGCAACCGTTTCTTTCGGGCAGCTATCCGCAGGGGCTCTTGTGCCCTGCGTGTCGCTCAAGGGCGGCGAGGCTGCCGTAGGGCGTCTTGCTGCTGGCAGCTACGCGGCTCAGTCCAGCCTTGCCGGCACGCAGCTGGTGATCAGCATCGTTGAGGGCTGATCGTGGCAGAGCAGGGAGCAAGCAACGGCGCAGGGCAGGCGGCTGGCAAGTCGTTTGTGTCGTTCTCAAGAGGTGCGGCCCAGCGGATTGCCAAGGCGGTTCGCACCGTTGAGGGCGGGGACCGGAACCAGCCGGGGCTCACGTTTGACCATCCGCAGTTTGGAAGCGGCGGGGCCCTGATACGCAGCGCCACGTTTACGGGCTCGTGGGGCATCGGTGGCACGAAGAACGTCACCTACAAGTACATGACGGGGACGGCAAATGCCACCAACGACCTGATGAGCCTTCCCGACGCCGGCACGCGGAACTGCGTCATTGGGCGAGAGGGCACCGCCTGGCGGCTGATCAACTGGCAATGGGACATGAGCTACGCTGTGACTGACGTAAATCTGACCACGGCGGCCCTGCAGTTCACGACGAAACCTTTCGGCGCTGTGTCCACGGCCACGCAGACGTTCTCTGTCGCCGTCGCTACGTGCGCCACCGCGTGAGGTAGTCATGCCGCTGTATCTGCAAGGCAACTCGTTGATTCAAAAGGGCGGCAAGCTGGGAACGAGTGCAGGGTGCTGCTGCGGCGGTGGCGGCGCATGCGTTCAGTGCAACTCAGTCACAAAAGAGGCTGGCCCTGATTACGTACAGACAAACGACAGAAACGATCCATGTAGGCCGCAGACTATTTCTGACTTTTATCTTCCCTGCAATCGCGGAGCATACAACTCTCTAAATCCAAAATATGCCCAATGCTCAACGATTCCCAATGTTCCAGAAGCATACGCCAATTGCACTTGCATGACGTTTGATCAAGTTTGCGGAACGTCTGATTTTGCAAACGGCGTTGACGACAATGGGAACTGCTGCACCGTTATAAGAAGCACTGCCTACTACCATTACTTCACGTTTGTGTTTCTTTCTGGCCCGTGCAAATGGCAAAGAGTGTTGGATTATGTCTACGCGACAGACACATATTGTTTTGGCGACCCACTTTCAGTGGGTCCATGCAGTGCCGAATGCCCTGCGATAAGGGAATGCGAAAACTTTTGCGATGGCTCATTTGACGGATGCAGCTGCAACGAGTTCCCATGATTCAAGGACGCCGCGAAGCGTTTGAACAGCGTTGCGTGCAGCGCGGCTATTCATTAGCCGAAGCATGGGCGTGCGTCACGGCTGATGAAGGCGACATCATCACGGTGGACGAATCGCACCCGGCGTACCCTAGGGCAAAGCCAGGGCAGGAAGATCCGCCGCAGGCTCGGCCAATACCGTTGTTGCCAGCGATTCCGCGAGACGCAGATACCGTTTCGTGGCTTGAGAAAGCAAAGAACTTTGCCGTGGCGTCTGTCAAGCACGTTGCCGCAGGGATGCCGACGTGTACCGACGAGGAGATTGTGCGCCGCCATGACATCTGCATGGGCTGCGAGTTCTTCAAGGACAGCACATGCACCAAGTGCGGATGCCCAATAAAAAGGGACCGCGAGTTCATCAGCAAGCTGGCCTGGGCTGATCAGTCCTGCCCGGTTGGTAAATGGGGGCCGGCAGCCGGTTGACGCCCCCGCTACGGTAGAACTCGAAAGGGCAGGCCGTGGCAGACGATCACCACGTCACTATTGACGGCAAGCGTTGGCTGTTGCGTTTCACTAAGTTGAAAGGCGATGCCGCTGGCTGGACGTTCTTCGACAACGCCAAGCGGCCCAGGATTCTCATAGACGAGAAACTACGGGGCGGGGCTCGGCTTGAGACGATCCTGCACGAGCTGCTTCACGCGAGCCTTGGCCCAAACATCAGCGAAGAGGCGATCACCGAGGCCGCCCGCGTGCAGCGGCGAGTGCTCACGATGCTCGGGTACAAGGAGGTGAACGATGGGCCGTAGTGCTGGCACGTTCCGCAGGAAGAACGCTTCCGACGCCTGGAACGTCACAAGCCTTAAAGGCAGCGTCACCCGCATTGACTTCAACCAGCGCCTGTGGGTGCTGCTGTCCAGCGATTGGCACTGGGACAGCGTGAAGTGCAACCGCGAGAAGTTGTCTGCGGATCTCACGAAAGCCCGCGAGCTCAACGCCGCAGTGCTTTCGATTGGCGATCACTTCGACGCGATGGGTGGCAAGTACGACCCGCGAAGCAACGGCAAGTGGGACGTGCGGCCAGAGTTCCAGAGGGGCAACTACTACGATGACATCGTGACGCAGTGCGCCGAGTACCTCGAGCCTTACCGCGAGCAGATGGCGCTGATCACGCCTGGCAACCACGAGACGGCAGTGCGGAAACGCATGGAGACGTGCTTGACCACGCGGCTCGTTGAGCAGCTGCGGGTGCGAGGCAGCAAGTGCAGGGCCGCTGGCTACTCGGGCTGGGTGATGTTTCGGGCCAGTGCCAGCAAGACGAGCACGGCCCTGTACCGACTTTGGTATCACCACGGCTACGGTGGCGGTGGCCCGGTGACTCGCGGCGTTATCGACTACAGCCGCTATCTCACGGACGTAGACGCTGACTGCGTTCACGCCGGGCACGTCCACCAGCGGACGCTGATTGAGGCCAGCCGGCAGCGGCTCACACCTAATGGGCTCGTGCGGGTGCGTCCTATCCACCTCGTGCGAAGTGCGGCCTACAAGCAGGAATCATTGAGCGACGGCTGGGCCGTCGAGAAGGGCATGAGCGCTCGCCCGCTTGGCGGTTGGTGGATGCTCTTGCGGTGGAATGTAGACCATACGGAGTTGCGGGCATCATTCCACGATTCACCAAGGGACGACAATGACGACCACGATTGAAGACGCCAACGAGCTGCTGCGTGCTGCCGTGCAGATCCGCCGCGAGGCCCAGGCTGCAGGAAAGCCGCATGAGGAGTGGTACGACGTGTCGCAGGATGTAACGGCACCTATGCCCGAAGTTGCAAAAGCAGAGGAATCGCAACACGTCACGCTTGGGTATGACGCAGAAACGATGAAAGCATGCAGAGACTGGGTTGCCGCGAGAGACGAGTTTGCAGAGTTTGAAAGCAGCAACGAGCGGCCCGGCTCGCTTCCGTTTCTGGAACTGCTCGAGGAGGTGCGGCAACTGCACCTGAGCAAAAGCCAGGACTACGGCTCGGAGTCGGACCCGCTAGCCAACATTCGCCAGGGCGCTGAGTTCGTGGGCATTGAGCCTTGGCGTGGCTGCATGGTTCGCGTGGCCGACAAGGTGCAGCGGCTTCGCACGTACTGCAAGACGGGCCGGCTTGTCCACGAAGGCGTGCGTGACACTCTGCTAGATCTCGCGGCTTATAGCCTCCTGGCGATCGTGCTTTTCGATGAGGGCAAGAATGCGTAACGCTGCCGCGTGGGCCTTATCCATCCTTGCCATTGCTATTGGGCTGCCTGCTCTGCTGCTAACGCATTTGGCTGAGGTAGTAGGAGACTACGCCGATGACTTCATCGACTGAGCCACTGACAGAAGACGATCTCGCCCACATGGAGCACCGTGCCAGGCGGTTCCAAGGCGCATGGACTGGAACCAGCGGCACCCTGGCGGCCGACGTGATGCGGCTACTGCAGGAGCGGAAGCGGCTGCTTGTGCTGCTGGCGTTGAAAGAAAACGAAACGCGAGTTTCTTACCAATGACCTAGGCCAGGGCTTGAGCGGCGGCGGTTTATCCCTTTCCCGCCGTCGCTCGCCCTGTGCCGGGTTCATCTCGGCTTTGCTGGCCCAGCGTCGGGCCTGTCTTCCGGCCGCTGCGTGATGTCTGGCAGGTAGTCGAGGTTGCTTTCCCTGCCCGTGATCTCCTCGTCGTAGTAGTGGTTTTCCGCCATCTCTTCGCTGCTGTGCCCCAGCTGCTTCTTGGCAGACACGCCCGCTTTCTTGAGGTAGCTGGCCGTCGATTTGCGGATGCTGTGAAACGGGTGGTAGGCAACGCCGGCTGTGCGGCACAGCACCCGCAGGCTGCCGTAGATGGACAGGAACTCACGATCTTCCACCCAAGGCCACACGCGATCGCTGGGAGCCCCTTGCTGCATGGCCAGCATCTTGGCCAGTTCCGGCGTGATCGCCCGCGTAATCGTCTCCCTGTGCCCTTTGCGAGTGGCAGCCAGGAACGTCAGCGTGTGCCGCTCTAGGTCCACCTCCGACCACCGGAGCTCAAGAACAGCACCGATGCGCTCGCCCGTCTGGAACATGGCGAGAATCTTGGTGACCCAGTACCAGGCCGCTGGCTTGCCCGCTAC